AAAAGGGAAACCACCACCAGAATGATATGGGATTGGGAATACTTAGCAAATGATGAGTTTAAACAGTTTATTGATAATGAGGATAGATACTTAATCTTTAAAGGGGGTAGAGGATCCAGCAAATCGGATTTTGTAGCTAAAAAGCTAATTTATCAATGCTTAGAACATGACTATTTTCGATTTATCCTTATTAGGAAAACATACTCATCGATCAAGGAAAGTCAATACACTACCATAAAGGATATCATTCATGAGTTAGGTGTAGAGAGACACTTTAAATTTACAGAGCATCCTTATCAAATTAAATGTTCGAATGGCAATAGATTCATTGCTGGAGGTATGGATGAGCCTAAGAAGATTAAATCTATTAAAGACCCAACTGGTGTATGGTGGGAGGAGGATATCCCGGAAGAGTCAGGATTCATCACAGTAACAACATCCATAAGAACATTAAAGGCTCAATTTCTTCAAGAAATATTCACTATTAATCCTGAAGTAGAGGGTGATTATCACGATAATTGGTTTTGGAAACTCTTTTTTAAAGATAGGCCAGACAATTACAGAGGTGTAATGAAGAGAGAAGTGTTAATCAATGGTAAACCTAAAGAAGTTGAATTAACCTACACTACACACCACTCAACACATGAGCATAATCCATATTTACCTGATGAGTTCAGAGCATACCTGGAGAATTTAAAGTTTACTAATCCCTACTATTACGAGATATACACGCGCGGTAATTGGGGAAATAGAGTAACAGGCTCACAATGTTATAAAGGATTTGACAGGGCCAAGCACGTAAGGAAGTTAAAATACGATGAGAAACAAGCACTTCACATATCATTTGACTTCAATGTTAATCCATATATGACCCTTACGATATGGCAAATAGAAGGAACATTATTAAAACAAATAGATGAAATCACAGCTAAAGACCCGGATAATAACACAAGTGCAACGTGCAAAATATTTCTTAGACGCTATGGAGACCATACTTCAGGTCTGTTCATATATGGTGATCCTTCTGGTATTGCAGAAGATACAAGAAGTGAAAAAGGGCATAATGACTTTTCTATCATTTCTAAAGAGTTAAGAGATTTACACCCTCAAAAGAGATTACATAAAAAAGCTCCTGCTGTAGTATCTCGTATTCAATGGATCAACTCAATATTTGCAGTTCAGGAAGGAGGCCTTAGAATACAGATAAACGAAACGTGCAAGATGACTATCCAAGACTATCAAAACGGAAAGGAAGCAAGCGATGGTACTAAGTTCAAAGAAAAGGGCAAAGATCCTGACACAAAGATCACTCATGAGCTTTACCATCACATAACAGATGCTAATGACTATTTCCTTACTAAAGCGTTTCAAGAAGAGTACAGAACATACATGAGAGGAGGAAGAGAGGAAGCGCCTGAAGTATTCTATACAGATAAAAGCACAAGGTTTGCAGCATATTAAATTTATTGGTAATTTTTTATTAAATTCGTTTCGATATGGCTTATATAAAAAAAGACGATTATTCGCTTAGAATTTCACAAGATAATCTCGATCAGATACTAGCTCAAGCAGTAGCAAATACTGGACTAACAGAGGATCAGATTAGAGAGGATGCAGAACAAACAGCCCAGACAGAAATATCAGCTTACTTAACAGGGGCTTATATTATCGAGGATGAATTTAGCAAAGATGCTACAACCAATGACACAGACCGTAACAAAATAGTGTTAAAGTGTGTTCTGGATATGGCTCTTTATTTCATCCATTGGGTAATTAATCCAAGAGATATTCCACTAATAAGAGAAAAGGCTTACACTAACTGTCAAGAAATGATGGCAGCCTTTAGAGACTCTGACTTAATATTCTTAGTTCCTCCAGCAGTAGGAGGAATAGCGCCAAGACTTGAAGAGGATGGAGGCACAAAAGGAATAAGCATGAGCGGTCAAGTGAAGTTTGTTTCTAAGCCGTATAGTAACTTTATAGATGAATTTCCCGAAGATCAAACAATATGAAACTATTAGGATTCAACATAACAAAGGACATCGTTAATGTAGATAAGGAGAATAAAAAGCACATATCTACACAAATTGAGCAGCGTCAAAAGTTCAGAACTAGAGAGGATATAAGAAAGCTTGAGCTTGCTATAGAAACGGCTCAAAACCTTGTGAGCTACGATAGGGAGGATCTAAACAGAATTTATAGACGTGTGCTAGATGATCCAATGATTACGAGTCAATGGAACACTAGAAAGCTAAAAACACAAGACAAAGAATTTAGAATCTTAGTAAATGATGAAGTAGATGAGGAATTGACTAAGCTATTTGAGGCTGGTTGGTTTATTGATTACATGGATGCGATGTTAGACTCTAAATTATGGGGATTTACCTTAGTTGAATTTGGAGCAATAGAAGATGAGAAGTTCATCCCTTATAGCATTAAAATAGACGAAAGGCTACTTTATTTTGATGCTGTTACTGTTATTGATCGGGACTATGTTAAGCCTGAACTTGGAATCGTTACTAAACAACCTGGAGATAGTACTGGATTATCATTCTACGATGATGAGTTCAACGAGTGGCTTGTATTTGAGGGTAAAACCTACAGTCACGGATTATTAACTCAAATGGCTAAATACTTGCTGTTTAAAATGAATGTTTTAGGTAACTGGTCTGAGTGGGCTGAAGTGTTTGGAATGGACACCATCATAGGGAAAACAGATAAGCAAGGAAACGATAGAAATGTATTCCGTAGAGCATTACAGAATTTAGGGAGCATGAGAAACGGACTCTTTGGAGAAAATGACGAAATAGAATACGTTGGTACGACAAGACAAGACGCTTATAAAGTCTATCAAGAGCTTGCTAAATATGTAGATGAGCAGATTAGTAAGCTTATTTTCGGACAAGATGTAGTGAGTAACAATACAGGAAAGGTAGTTGGAACGGTAGGAGAGAACATAGCTAATTTATACGGTGACTCAGATGCTAAGTTCATGCAAAGAAACATCAATGATAAGCTTATACCTTTAATGATAGATTTAGGCTTTAAAGGGCTTGAAAATGCTGTTTTTGAATGGGATACTACCGAAGCAATGACATTAGGGCAAAAAGTAGAGCAGGATCTAAACATAAGTCAAATGGGATTCAGATTAGATCAGGACTACATTGAAAAAACTTATAGTGTTAAGTTAGATGAAGAAAACCCAATAAAAGAGCAAGTGTTACCTCCTATTCAAAATCATAAGCCTATAAGGAACATTAAAAACGATTTAAATAAATTCTTAGGTTTAGATGTGTCAAATAATAAATGAACAAGTAAGCGTTAATACAAACGGTAGCGAGGAGCATGAAGCACCCGAAACTCCTGTAAGCGATGAATTTCTTGCTGCTTATGTTGCTGGTTTATATGCCGGAATAATCACAGAACATTCTTTAAGCGTAGAACTATATCAAAAGACAGGCTCTTATTTAGATAAGGGATTAGTAGAGGGTTATGGGCTTTCATTTGAAACAGGAACAACTACAGAGGAAACATTCTTAAAGCTTCGAAAGAACCTTTGGCATTTTAGTGCTGCTAAACAGTACACCCAAAACAGAGACATATTAAGAAGCTTTGTAGCGCCTTTAGAACAGATCCCATTTGAGGACTTCAAAAAGGTTGCCGATCCTATTCTAAGCAATTACAATAATTCATGGCTTAAAACAGAATGGAGAACAGCCGTATCTAATAGCCAAAGTGCTAGAGAATGGGGTGATTTAATGGAGGATGATACTATAGAATTTATCCAGTATAAAACGCAGCAAGATATTTTAGTACGGCACGCTCATAGAAGGTTAAATAATGCAAGATATCCCAAAGGGCATAGTTTCTGGAATACTTACTTTCCTCCTAATGGATGGAACTGTAGATGCTTTACTGTCAATTTAGATGAAGATACTAAGCAAAACACTATTGACAACCCTCCAGACTTTGGAACGGATCAGATGCCGAAAGCGTTTAAGATTAACCCGGGAAAACAACAAATAATATACCCTAATTCACATCCCTATTTTAGAGTAGCACAAGGAGATAAAGTATTTAGGGAAGCTAATTACGGAATGCCACAGCCATGAAAACACTAACAGACAAACTCATAAGGACTAACATAGTATGGAAAAAGACCGTACCTAAATTAGTACGCTCTATGACTAATGATGCTGTCACGTTCTTCAAAACGTTTGTATGGAATAATGAAGGGAGAGATGTGCAACCTGCTAATGTAAATGGAGGTAGATGGAAAAGGAGAAAAAAGCCTAATCCTAAACCATTATTAACAGACTCGGGACGGCTAAGAAAGTCTTTAAC